GGGGGGGGGGGCATAGTTGGTATGCAGACAGGAAGCAAACCACGGTGCTTAACTTTGACAGGCCAACAGCCAACAAGGAGCACCCGACGATGAAACCAGTAGAACTTTTTGAATATTTAATAAAAAACTCGACAAAAGCAGGAGATGTCGTTCTTGACGGGTTTGGTGGTTCTGGAACGACGCTTATTGCTTGTGAAAAAAACAAAAGAAAAGCTAGACTTGTAGAGTTAGACCCGCATTATTGCGATGTAATCCGCAGACGGTGGACTAAATGGGCGAAAGAAAACGGTTATGCGGTCGGCACAGGCGGGCTTGAATAAAAAAATTGAGATTATTGGGAATGAGTAGACGGTACACGCAAGAACAGATACTACAAGCAATCAAAGGCAGTGGCGCAATTATTACAACAATAGCGTCTCGGCTGGATTGTGCGTGGTCTACTGCACAGGCTTATGTTTTGAAATGGGAAACGACACGGCGGGCAATGGGCGATGAAACAGAGTTAGTAAAAGACCTCGCAGAAAGTACTTTAATTACAAGCATTAAGCAGGGAGACACAACCAGCGCCAAATGGTATTTAAGCAAGAAAGCAAAAGACAGAGGTTATGGCGATGAGTTGACCACACAGCAAACAGGCTCCGACACCGAAGATACCGAATTAACGATTAACATCATAGACGGGGTGCGGGATGAAGATTGACAGCAACACCATATTTGCAACGACTTATAATAACGCTTTCCGGGCAATAATGAACCATAAGAAAGAACGCTACACATTTACAGGCGGGCGGGCAAGTTGTAAAAGCAGCTTCATATCGCTGGTGATTGTCATTCTGATTGTGATGTTTCCAGACTACAACGCCCTTATCTTGCGTAAGACAGCCAAGACACTTAGACGCTCCGTATTTGAACAGATAGTCTGGGCGATAAACAAGCTGGGGCTTACGGCACATTTTAAAATCCCGAAATCACAGACGGCAGCCCTGCCGATAAGCTATATCAGAAAGAACGGGCAAACACAGTATATCATCTTTGCAGGAAGTGATGATCCAGAAAAGCTAAAATCAATCAAGGTTTCAAGCGGTTATTTTGCTGTTTTGTGGGTGGAAGAAAAAACGGAATTCACACCCGCCGAATTACAGAATATTAGAATATCCGTCTTGAGGGGCGGCAAAACATTTTACATCTTCGAGAGCTACAACCCGCCGAGTGCAGCACGGCACTGGTGCAACCGTGAAGCAGCCACGCCGGACCCGAACAGAATGGTAATCCACACCACCTATAAGGACATCCCAAGAGAATGGCTGGGAGACGCAATACTTCATGACATCGAACAGACGAAACAAAACAACCGGCGGGCTTATGAGAATATCTATCTAGGGATAGTAACAGGCACTGGGCAGAATGTATTTGAGAATGTGGAGCTTAGAGAAATCACAGACGAAGAAATACAGACCTTCGATTATTTTTACAGCGGTATTGACTGGGGTTATTATCCCGACCCATTTGCATTTAGTACATCGGCATTTAATGCAAGCAAACAGACGCTTTATATTTTTGATGAATTGTACATGAATAAGCAGGGCAACTATGAAGCGTTCCAGAAATTAAGTGAACACATGAAGGCCTGCGGAATGAACATAGCAAGAGACCGGATAACGGCAGACAGTGCAGAGCCTAAGAGTATCGCTGACTTTAGGACTTGGGGCGGTAATGTAAGAGGAGCGATTAAAGGGATTGGAAGCCGTGAGGCAGGTTTTAAGTGGTTACAGGGCTTAAAGAAAATCGTAATCGACCCCGCAAGGTGTCCGCATATAGCAGACGAATTCACGCTGTTTGAATATGAAATCGACAAACGCACGGGCGAGATTATGACGGGTTATCCTCAAGGGCAGCCCGACCACGGAATAGACACGGTGCGTTATTCACTGGAAAGCGTATGGCGGCACGGCGGAGAATAAATGACTATATAAATTGAGAGGCTAAAAATGTTTGAAAAAATAAGGGGCTTTATTATGAATGTATTACAACTATTCCACACAAACACAATAAAAGATGTTACAGGGATTAACACCAACATAAGCAAGCAGATGTATAGCACCATAGAGTTATGGGGGCAGATGATGAGCGGGGCAGCTCCGTGGAATGAGAAAGCCCCACCCTGCGGAGTCTTGGAGCAGATAAGCGGGCGGCTTTCTATGCTGGTCTCCCGTGAAATCGGGCTAGAGGTTGAGAATGAAGCAATAGCCGAGGCAATGGACCATATTAACAAAAACGTTGATAAAATCGTAGACTATATAGCACTTCTTGGCGGCTGTATTATCCGCCCTATCTTCAGTAACAGCAAGCTACAGTATGAGACGCTCCCGCTAGGGAACTACCTGCCTATCTCTTACGATTTTGACGGAACGCTTACAAGTGCGTTGATTTTGAAAGAGATTATAGACGGCTCGAAAAAATGGCTTTTAACGGAAACGCATACTTACAGAGATAACACCCATTCGGTAGAGTGTGAATTATACAGGAATGACGGCGGAGCATTAAGAAAAGCGGCCTTGACCGACTGTCCGCAGACGGCAGAGCTTACACCCGAATACACATGGGCGAGCGTAAAGCAGCCTATGATTATCGAGTTTAGAAATCACGCAATAAACAAGATAGACGGCTCAAATGTTCCGGTTGCAATAATAGCGGGGGCGGAAGAACTTATCAAGAGTGCAGATGAGCAATTCGAGCGAATGAACTGGGAGCAGAAAGGCGGAGAAATGCGGGTATGGGCTGACCGTGATATGTTTATGAAGCGGCAAAAGAGAAACGGTGAGGCGGTGGGCGTGAAGATGACACCGGAGCTTAATCGCCTTGTAGTCCAGATTGAAGGCGACGGCAGCACGGACGGAAAGCGGATTGTAGAGCACGCCCCGAATTTAAGGACGGCCCAACAAAATGAAATGCTGCAGCAGATACTAAGACGAATAGAATTAACCTGCAACATCGGCAAAGGCACAATATCAGACATGGAAAGCGTACAGCAGACCGCAACGCAGTATTCAGGCGGACGGCAAGAGCTATACGCTATCGTAGACAAGATAGAGGACGAAATCGAGGTTAAGTATCAGCATTGTGCCGATGTTCTCGCACACATGGCAGCGGCCTATAAGCTGGGGGCTAACAACTCAAAAATAAAAGTAACTTGGAACGACGACCAAACCCGCAAGGATGTATCAGCCGCTAAACAACAGGCTATTAACGAGATATATGCAGGCGTTCGCAACAAATGGGAATATCGCCGAGACTTCTACGGAGAAGACGAAACACAGGCCAAGGCGAATGTTCCGGAGCCTGAAGCCGCCCCCGACCCTTTCAATTTTGGAGCGTAAGAAAATGGCAAGACTCAACAAGCAAAGAAAAGAAATCACTAGAAACGACAGGGCTGTATTAAACGGCTTACGCTATGCGTTGAATAACGAACCTCTTAGAAAGCGTATTGTAATCGCATGGCGGATTGTGCGGGGTAAGTTTTAAAATGCTATCCCCCCGCTACCTAGAAGGATTGTCCGATGATATTATCGAGATTTACTCGCAGCTTGAAACTGAAATCCTACAGGATATGGCACGGCGTATCGCTCGGCTCGGCAGGATAACTGAAGCCACACGCTGGCAGGCTCAAATGTTAGCCGAAGCGGGCGGCCTTAAAAAAAACATAGCCCGCATATTGGCTAAGTACGATAAGGCGATAATCAGGCAGGTAACGGAAACATTTAGAGAGGCACTGGAAACAAACGCCCGAAACGATAACCGCATTTTTAAGGCAATGACAGGGCGGACGGTAAGCGCTCCCAACGCTCAAGCTATGCTATCGACTATACAGAAATGTCATAGCGATTTATCAAGGCTAACCCTAACGACGGCGGCAACATCGCAACAACAATTTGTACAACAGGCTAACCGTGTTTATATGGATGTTCAAAGCGGGGCATTTGACTACAACACCGCAATGAAAAGCGCAGCAGACGAACTAAGCAAGCGAGGAATAACAACAGTTAGGTACGAGAATGGAAGGCCTATTATCCGTTCAATAGAATCGGCCGTCCGTATGAACATACTAACCAGCATAAACCAGACAGCCGCCAATCAAACATTAAGCAACGCCGAAGAGCTTGGAGTAGAAAGGTTTGAGGTTACAGCACACGTTGGATCAAGACCGGACCACGCAGCATGGCAGGGTTGCATTTTTACACGAAAAGAATTATATAGCGTCTGCGAGCTGGGGGCGGCAACGGGGCTATGCGGTATAAACTGTCGACATTCATTTTATCCGTACTTTGAAGGAATGGAAGAACACTACACGGATGAAGACCTAGACGAAATGGCAAGCAAGACGGTAACCTACAACGGCGAGGAGCTATCACGCTATGAGGGCGAACAAAAATTACGAGGAGTAGAACGAAAAATAAGGCAATACAAACGGCAGGCCTTAACGCAGGAAGCAGCAGGAGCAGACAGCACACAGGCGAGGCGGAAGCTCGGAGAATGGCAAGCGGCAGCACGGGACTTTACAAAGCAAACCGGAATAAGAAGAGACAGCGCAAGAGAGTATATCGGAACGCCGACCGGCAAACAGCCGAAAGGAATAATGCCGCAGGTTACACACTCATTCACGCAGTCAACGCCAATAAATGCTAGTGTTGTTAAAAAACTTGCAGATATGAACGATAAGGCGGGGGCTTTCTACACAGCAACACACAACCTTGATACTTTTGTAACTAAAGCAATATCCACGCAAACAATGACACCGATACAAGCAGCTAAGGTAGTGGAAGGACAAAATCTAGCGGGCAAGCTATATGTGAAGCAGGAATTAAAAGACATTAACAAAGTGTTAAAGGCTCAAGGCTTTGACGGTAAGCCTACAGTATTATCAAAAGCGGACTTTTTGAAAGCAATAGACGATGATACATTTATAGGACAAAGAACATACACTGCCCCCAATAAAGAAAAGCTAGATGAGTATATCCAAATGTTACGCAGCGGCGATTTTTATGTCGATTGCCGAACCGGCGGGCGGGCTCACGGGAAGGGAATGTATGCAGCAGCAGACTACACAAAAGGTAACGACTTACGCCATGTAATCGATGAAATGGTGCACTATCAGAGATTGGGCGGAGAATTGCGAGGCGAGGAATACACAATGACGGAAACACTGACAATATCGCCGACCGCTAGAATTATCGATGAAGCAAACATAGAAGATGAATTTATTTACAGATTTACACAAAATCTAAAACAACAGGGCTTCACAACACGGCAGATAAATGATAAAATAGCAGCTGGAAGATGGCGACAGCGAGACTCGGGAGTATTAGCAGCTTTAATGGGTTATGATGTAATCCGCTCCGTTCCAAGTCCCTTTCGGGCTGATTATATGGTAATATTGAATAGAACTAAGCTAATTTTACTAGGGGGAGAATAATGAGTAATAGCAACATCGGCATAAGATACGCAGCGGATGGCGACATTGAAACATACGATAAACGAACCGGCAAGACTACAGGGCATATTACAACAATGGGAAACTTTATAGAGGAAACCGAAGAACACAGAAAAGCCAGAAAAGAACGCTGGGATAAAGCCTTTAAAGCTCACGGCATTGAGTGCAGAGAATAACCCTTTATCTAAAACACCCCGCCAGAGGCACGAGGATTGATTATACGAGGCTTTCCGGCAAAAATCGATATTCTATGCAAGATTTAAAAAACACAAAATAATCCATTTTTTTTTT